AACTTTATATGTTATTGGCATTTTATTTCCTTTAAGCGCCCATCAATAAGAATGGACTAATAATATTATTAACTGTATATAGTGTGGTATTGGATGTACCAATTGTTGTTACTTCTATAATCTGAGTATTGGCTGGTGCAGAGGTAAATGTAAGTGTTGTACCAATAACTGAGTAAGCTGAACGTGGCTGTGTAACACCACCAACTACAGCCGTTGTATAATTAATAGTTGCTGGTGTTGTTGATAATGTGTATGCAACAGTTGAACCATCACCTGTGAATGTATCAACAGTAGAAGTTAATACGGCATCAACAGATGTGTTTGCTTTATTAAAGGCTGCTTGTGCTAGTGTTGTTGCTGTATTAGCTTGTGTGAATGCAGCATTGGCTGTTGTTCTAGCATATGAATCTAAAGGTGATACTGTATTGGCTGCATCAAAAGCGGCTTGTGCTAGAACATTAGCTGAGTTGGCTTTATCAAATGCTGCTTGAACGTATGTTAATCCAGCAATCTTTTCATAAGTTGTTCCATCATTCGTAAATTCCCAAGCAGTATTGGCTTCAGACCATAATAGTTTTGTATTAGTAGAAGAACCACGATTAACTTCAAGACCAGCACTCAATGAAGGTGCACCCGTTACATTAGAGTTTAATGTAATGATGTTATCTTTGACCGTTAAGTTTTCTGTGTTTGCATATACGGTGGCACCAGTAATTGTTAAGTTTCCTGTTACAACTGTATCTCCAGTAATTGTACCACCTGAAGATGAGAATTTTGTATTTGCAGCATTGAAAGCGGCTTGAGCTTTAGTATCAGCATTTGTAATATTAGTATTTTGAGTTGAATCAACACCTTCAATAATACTCATGCGAGTATTTTGACCTACATCAACACCTTCTGCAATTGTAATTCTAGAATTAGCACTTGCCAGACCACCAGCAGTTGCATTCGCTTGTTCAAAAGCTCCTGTAGCTGCATTAGTTGCTATGGTAATATTGGTGTTCTGTGTGTTGTCTACACCTTGAATAACTGTGATGTTGGTATTTTGAGATGTATTTACACCCTCTACAACATCTATTCTACTATTAGCAGTTGTTAAACCACCGGCAGTTGCATTAGCTTGTGCAAAGGCAGCCGTAGCTGCATTAGTTGCTATGGTGATGTTGGTATTCTGAGTAGCGTCAACACCTTGAATAACTACTGTGTTTGCAGAAGCGGTGTTTGCTGATCAAATGCTGCTTGAACGGTTGCACTGGATCCAGCTGCATTAGCTGCATTAAAAGCAGCTTGAGTAAATGTGAGATTAGTAGATAACGCACTTTCTCTCGCTAATGGAAAACCGCCTGCTGTTGAACCATCATGAACAACAATGGTTTCTTTATCGGTATCAATAGTTATCTCGGCTACCGCACCTGTAAATGCGTTAGTCTGTGATGTATTGCCTCGTCTTAATTGAACTTGTGTCGCCATAGTATTTATTTATAATGTGCCGTAGTCGTAAATTACATTAGTGGAATCAGTTACAAAACCATAGTCAGCTGTAGTAAAAGTAAAACCTGCTGGAACACTTACAATGACCTTCTTTGCAGAAACATTTGAAGAAACTGATATACCTGATTCTCCAACTATCTGTAAAGAATCATTTGAGGTTGTTGCAAGAATTGTGCTGCCGTTTGCAACAATTTGGCCAAATGAAGAATCTCCAACGCCTGCGGCTGTTGAATTGATAATAATTGATTTACCAAATGTATCTGTTGTTATGGTAATATTATTACCAGGAATAATTGATAAAGTATCTGACGGAGAGGTTGCTAATATTAAAGATGAATTAGCATTGATGGTTGCAAACGATTGTGTAGAAGAACCAGTAGAAATACTAGCAATAGAACCGTTGGCATGCTTATAATATAATCTACCATCGGCATAGTTTAAGGCCAACTCACCGTATGATAGTGATGACGGTACGTTACCTGATGCTCCTGATTTTTTTAACTGTAATGTTGTATTTGCCATTTACCTTAAAAACTTCCGCCATCCTTTGTTATATCGGATTTAGTAAACACTTCAAGAGTATTTTCTGTAAGTGTTACATTCACTTTATCATCATCTAATTTTTTTCTTTTGGCAGGAGTTAATTGTAAATAGTCAATTTTGTCACTTAATTCTTTAATTTTATTATTATAGTTATTAGTTAAATCATTAATTTGATTATTATGATTATTAACTAATTCTTTAATAATATTTTCATGACCATTTTTTAAATCTTTAATGGTATTTTCATAATTATTTTTACTGTTATCAAATTCTTCACGAGTTTTTGACAGTTCATTTCTAAACGTATCAACGTGTTGAACTTGATGCTTTACATTTTCATATTCATTTTTAAGTTTGTCAGCTTCAGTAATTCGTTCATTTAGTCCTTTAATGGTATCTAAATGTTCTTTAATACTATTCTCTAAATTTTGATATTTTTCTTGGTCAGAAATTAATTTATTATCTTGTATAGATTGGTTTTCTTTTTGTAAAGAACCAATAGTATCTTTTAAATCTTCTATTACTTTAGCTTGATCCTCAATTGCTTCTTTACTAATTCTTTCGTTTACTTGTAATGATATGTTTCTAATTAAACAATCATTCATTGTGGCGATTAAATTTTCAATATAATAATTAACAAACTTTTCATTTCCCATTTCAAACTCCTAAATTGTTGAGCCACCCGAAGGTGGCCACATAAAAAATAATGTAAACTACAAAGCTACTTTAGAATGTACCACCATCCAAAGCAGTAGACCAAACTGGAACACCAGCATTTGTAACGGTAAGAATCTGATTACTCCATGTTTGATCAGAGGTACCTGCTGCAGCAGTTACTAATTGACCATCAGTAGAATTACCATATATGATACCGTTTGTGGTAAATGTTGAACGACCTGTACCGCCTTGGCCAACTGTTAGACCGGAGATTGCGGAGAATGTTGCAGCTGTTACACGACCATACGAATCAACAGTTAACGAAGATATTGTATTGTTAGCAGCACCAGAACCAGTTGCTGTATATGTTGAATTGGCAAGAGTTGATAAACCACCTGTGCCATTACCAACAAGAATTGCGCCTGTTGTAAATGAGCTTTGTCCCGTACCACCTCTCTCAACACTCAATGTACCAGAAGTAATTGCAGAAGCACCAATTGCAATATCGGCACCAGTAGCAGCAGTTACACGACCATACGAATCAACAGTAAGTGATGTGATTGTCTTAGAAGCAGATAAGGAACCAGTTAATGTATAAGAAGCATTCGCAAGACTCTTTAACGAATCTGTGCCATCTGCAACAACCATCTGACCAAACGTAAAGTCTGTTGATGCTACTACAGCATTATTTGCCTTATCAAAAGCAGCTTGTGCCTTGGTATCAGCATGAGTAATATTGGTGTTTTGTGTTGCATCTACGCCTTGTGTGTAGATGGTGTTAGCATTTGCATTACTTGCTGTTGTTGATGTTGTATTGGCAAGATTGTAGAGACCTTGAACATGAGTATCTAAATTAATACCATTGTTAATAATGCCAGTAGATTTAACATATCCAACATTAACGTTTGCTGTGTTAAAGCTTGCGTTGGCTACATCGATACTATTACCAGTTAATTCTGGAGTGTACCCGTCAAATACATAGTATTCTTTTGTGCCAGCATCACGGAAGAAGCCAGTATGTCTTGCAACACTACTACCATCCGTGTAATGTCCAGCAAAACCAATATCAACTGCATCAGAAGTATTATTTGATGCTAAGATAATTAATGGGTCAGCAACATTTAATGTGTTTGTATTAACTGTTGTTTGTGTACCTTGAACTGTTAAATTGCCAGCAATTGTTACAGAACCATCAATTGTTTGACTTGTGATTGCTGTATTGGAACGAACAACAGTTGTGTCAACATCTAATGTAATTGTGTTGGCCGTAATTGCCGATGTAATGCCAGCACCACCAACAACAAATAGTGTTTCACCACCATCAATTTGAGTTGTACCGGAATCACCAGAAAGACCAAATGATGTGGAAATCGACTGTGTTGAAATGGCTGTAACACGTCCGTTAGCAGCAACAGTAACAACTGGAATGGCAGTAGAAGAACCGTATGAACCAGCACTTAGACCTGGAATGGCATCAAGTGAGGCATTTAATGTAACTGCACCTGTACCATCAAAGTTAACACCAGCGGCGGTAATATCACCACCAGAAACAGAGAAGCTTCTTGGTGTTTGTAGACGGACAGCAGAATTGGCAACACCGTCAATTGTACCAGAAATGAATCCTGTTACCGTGATGTTGGTAAAGGTTGCATTACCTGATGCATCACGTTTAACTAATGTATCTCCTGTGGCAGCCGAAGTTGCATTGTCGATTGCTTGAGTATAATAAACACCACCAACGTTGATAGCACCATTACCTGCGGTAGTACCTAGAAATAATGTGTTTGATTGATATGAGTACGCTAATTCACCAGCAGCCAAGGAACTTGGCCGACCCGTACTCGATGATCGTTTGATTAAAATATTTGTATTTGCCATTTTTTGTCCTTTTTTTAGGCTAATTTGTTACACTACTACTATTTAGAAATTTCCACCGTCTACGGTAGCAACATTAATGTTACCATTTTGATCCCTAAGAACTATTGTATTTGCTGCATTTTCCGTAGTGGTTAGACCACCAATCGTAATTATTTTACCATCTCTGTCACCAATAAAAAATGTATTTGAAACAAAAGAGTACGCCAATTCACCATCATCTAGAGCAGATGGTCTTGTGTTTGCGTATGAACGGAGTATCTGTATGGTTGTATTGGCCATCAGAACTCTCCAGCATCCAAACTCGCTGCGACTCCAGATACAGGAGACAATTTAAATGAGTTTGTGTCTGCTTCATAAACCACAACATCTCCATCAGACGCACCTGTGATTGACAAGTCTGTGGCACTTTTTAATGTTCTACCACCATAGGCAATTGACCTAACCGAACTGGTTTTCTGAGTATTGACTTGCACATTGACTGTGCCTATTGTTTGTCCTGGCATTTTTAAAACCTAGTTACTTGTGGAAGAACGCTAACAGTACCCTCCAAAACTCTAGTAATGGTGTTAGCAGCATCTTTAATTGCCACATCATATACATATCTACCTGCTGCAATATTGGCTGTCGTATTTGCAGCTAAATTTAAAATAATACCGCCTTCTGATGGAGTGGGTATATTTACAATAAAAGTGGCGGTGGCATTAGCCGAGTAATAAGACCTTCTTATTTGTCCTTTTGCCGCCATACCAGTCAAATCATAAGGCACACCATCAACATCATCTAAAGTGATAGTCGTTGTGAAGGTTGTACCTTGTTCTAAAAATAAATCTTGATAACCGGCTGGCATTCTTTATCCTATTGGTATTTAGTTTTAGTTTTTCTTGGATTTTAATAAATCCACTTCAGCTTTTAATTCTTTTATGGCTTCTATTAATAAAGGAACCATTCTTTCATATCGCACTGTCATATATTGTGGATCAATAGGTGCCGGTGCAACAACTTCAGGCATAACTCTTTGAACATCTTGAGCCGAAACACCAACTTCACGAACAGGAGTATAACCTAATGCTTGAGCGGTTTCATTGGCTTCATGGTAGAAACCAGTTAAGGACATTACTTTATCCAAAGCATTTTCAATAGAACCTAAGCGTGTTTTTAATCTGTCATCTGAATAATAGGCAGTAATATTATTTGTTGCTCGAATTTCACCTGCAGTAGTGGAGGCGGCTGTACCAACACCCAAAGAATTAAACCTTGGATTATCACTACTGCCAACACTTTGATTAATTGTAAATCCGGTTACACCAGCAGCAGTTCCTGGTATGGCACCAGTAATTTTTGAACCAGCTAATGATGCAATAAATGAAGGATTACTATAATTTGTTGTTGTCAATGCAGCACTGGCAAGAGCACCAGTAATTTTTGAACCATCTAAAGATACAATAAATGAAGGATTGGTGTAAGATCCGTTTGTGTACACTCCATTTGTAACTGTTCCGGCATTACCAGTAATATTAATATTGGCTGTGCCTGCACCGCCACCACCTAAAGCTTGATTTATAGAATTATTTACAAACGCTGTTGAAGCAATTTGTGTTGTGTTTGTACCATTGGCTGCTGTTGGTGTTGCAGGAGTTCCTGTTAGTGTTGGGCTAGCAATCGATGCTTTTCTTGTTTCTAAATCTTGTATTGCCAGTTGAATAGTATTTTGATCAGAAATAATGCCACCAAATGGTGCCGTAAATGTTAAGTTATTGGCAAAAAACGGCCCACGACTTGTCCAATACACTATATTACCATTAGCGGCCAACACAGAACCATTAGCCACACCAATAGTAGACGGCAACAAATTAATTAAACCTTGAATTTTATCGGATGCACCAATACCACCATTTTCTATTGTAAGTGGATTACCTAAACTGTAAATACTATTAAATGTTGGGTTGGATAAAGTCGTTAGTTCTTGTGGAGTATCTACGAATAGTGTATTTCCTGTTGCCGAAATTATAACTCCATTGTTACTACTCAAAGTCATCCTTCCGTTGGTAGCATTTGCTGAAGATCCGGTTGTGCCGGTAAATACATTTGCAGATGTATTGGCTCGTGAGAATGATGTGTGAGAATAATTATTTGCAGCTGTAACATTAGTTGTTAAAGTATTTACATTTGAAGTAAATGTATTTGTATTTGCTTGTACTTGTGTTTGTAAATCAAACAAAGCTGCTGACGTAGCTACATTTAAAGAATTATTCAACATTGTTGAATCACTTAAATGCATATTGGTCAACAGTCTAAAGTGCTGGCCATTTTGTACATCAAGTGTTTCCCAATATTTTAAAGATTCATTCCAACGGAATGAAGCATTTGCACCACTAATACCACGATCAACACCCAATGTACTTGTTTGTGCTGCGCCAGCACCAGCATTCAATACAAAAGTATTGGAAGAATAAATGGTTGGTGCACTAACCACAAAATTTCCAGCTACGGTCATTGATCCAACAATAAAGTTATCAAATGTACCAACCCTACCAAAAAAATCCCTACCACGAACATCAGTAGTTACATTTAAATCAGAGGTAACATTGGTGGTTATATTTAAAAATGTTGTTGTTATTTGGTTATTTGAAGTGATATCTTCAAAAACACCCCGTGTTGTTGCAACAATATAAGGAGCAGTTACAGCAGAATTAGCTGCCAAATTATTAACAAAAGCGGAACCTGTGGTGTTTAATGTTGAAGTTAAAACAACATTGTTTGATGTTAAATTATTAACTCGTGCAATATCTGTAATGTTAAGAGTTGACGACCTCACTAATGTATTGGCTGTAATATTATCAGTAACTATTTGTTTGTGTATGATTGCATTGTTTGCAACTTGTAACGTAAAACCAGGGGCATCTAAGTAAACATTGGCAAGCAAAGTTGAATCACCAGCAACCGATAGTGTTGTAGAAACAACTGCTGCACCAAGAGATGCTGTGTTTGTTACAGATAAACCTGTACCAATACCACTAACAAACAACGTTCCACTATCCTTTGTGTAATTATTAGCACCAAGATTGTTTAATTCTTTTGCAATAATATTTTGTTGGGCCAGAAGGTCACCAAAGGTATTTGTAAAGTTTAAAACGGATACGGTATTAGCCATTATTATTTCCTGGACGATAACTGAAGTAACATTTGTTTAATTATTTTAATGTCATCTTTTACTTCATTGATTTCATTTTTAATGATATTTATTTCTTGTTTTTGGCTTCCCATTAATTGTTTTTTAAAGTTGTAATCATCCAAGCCAGCTGTATCTTGGTTGATTAAAGCCATTGTTTTAGTATCTCTTACAAAAGTTGTACCAGTTACTTTAACTAACATATTAAACCGCCGATGGTAGAGCGATAGCACGAATGTCCGAAAGATATGGTACAAATGTGTTATCTGTTGTGGATAAAACAACTTTAATAGCAAACTGGCTAAAGTTGTTATACGTTTGATTTGTTACGTCACTAGTATATGAAACATAATTTTGTGCTTTATTTAATGTTCCTGGCGCAGCAACAAATTCATATGTATCATCTCGTGTTTGAGAATATAATGAATCACTATTGTTAATTAGTGTCATCAATTGCCATGTTCCTTCTTCAAATTTCTGTGTATCATTTCGAGAAAGTATTTTATAATATACGTATATATTCGTATTAACAGGACGATAAGCAGTAAAGTAAACTCTTAAATCACCAGAATCAAAACCTTGATTCAACACAACTTTCTTGGTAAAATATCTGGCTAATGCATTACCACCAGATTTAGAAGTTTCACCAGCAAGAATAACAGAAGCATTTGAATTACCAGAACGTGTGCCAGCATCCGTTATTGTCATTGTGGGAGTAGTTACGTAACCAGAGCCAGCATTGGTGATATAAACACTATCAATGATGCCACCAACAACATTGGCTATCGCAGTTGCACCAGAACCATAACCGTCAGTAGAGTTTACGGTTACGGAAACTGTTTGTGCATTGTATCCTGTTCCACCAGAAACAACTGTTATAATATTATTTGATAATCCAAGGTTGTTAATGTTCCATGTTATAGAATATACACTCAATCCATCATCAGAAATTACAGGAGAAACTGCATCATTTACGGACGTCATTGTTGCAAATAAAGAGAATGATGTATTTGAATTTGCATTTAAAACACGTTGTCCTAAACCATCATTTAAATATATGTCATCATAGGTTGGCGTACCAAATTTACCAGGAGTTACACTTACAGTAGGCGCACCAGCATACGATGATTTTACTGTAGATGCGTATTGATAGCCTAAAGCAGTTGTACCTGGTATAAAATCTGTTGTTGAAATGTTAAAAGCATCGACAGAAACATCTGTATTTTCAAAAGATGTTATTGTATTTGAAATAGAGTTTGCATTTAAATAATATTCTATTTCTTGACCAACAATTTTTCTACTAGGTAATTTTTTAGGTACGACAAATTGTATTTGTGGTTGAGAACCAACATCAAATACGCATCGTTCAACCACAAACATCATAGATTCATTTTGATCGGCTGTCCATGTTTGAGAATTTTGTGACAAAAATAATGAACCAACATATGGCGCAGAGTTAATTTTTGTTGTTGTCGCTGGTGTAGGATCATTTGGTAAATTTTTAACTGATGAAGAAATTGCTGTATCACCATTTTGTGCTGTATAAATTGTATATTCATTTGATGTGGGACATTTTATTATAAACGCATACAACTTATTTGGTTCTAAATAAACCGGTGTTGAGAATTTAAATACTGTATATGTATTAGGATTTAAATAATGTGGTTCACTGGATGTTTTTATGTGTTCAGCTGTTAAAGTTACCTGTGAATGGTCTAAAGTTTCTCCACCAGGATATCCATTAATTGTACCAACAATTGATAAAGTTACAGGTGCATATCCAGTAGAAGGCTTAGTAGCAAAGAAAATTTTAACAGAATCTATAAAACAACCATTTGGATAACTATCTTTATCAACAATAAATGTTTGTGCTACAGGATCCCACACAGTTGTATAATTATAACTACTTACATTTGTTATGGTTTGTGTTTGTGTAAATGTATTTTTTGCTGAATCAATTGAAGAAGCATAATTTACACCTTGTTTGGTTGTTTGTAAACCAGAAGCATGGAATGTAGCTTCAGAGAATGTTGTTTCTGAACCTATATTACCTGCAATTCGGTTGTCTACTCTAAAAGTTCTTTGGCCTGTATGAAATGTAGAACCAGGCAAGGCAAAAATACCAGACAACATTCCAACTTCATTAGTTGTTAGTTGTCCAATAGAGTAGATATCACCTGTTGATGCACCAACTCCTGTTGCCAATGTTGCTGTTTTGGTGGTTGTGTTGTATGCACTAATCACAGCAGATTGTCCTGCACCAGAGCCACTAATGATATGTAAAGTTTGGCCAGTATAAGTATCTGTGCTCGATGCTGTAGCGGACAATTGAATTGATGTTGTTGAGTTTACACTTCTTAATGTTCCAGAAACGCTGGTGTATGAAGAAATTGTACCACTAACAGTAGATAATTGATATTGTCCAGAAGTATTAAATTTGGCATTTTGTAGTGTTACACCGGATGTGAATGTAACTCCTTCTAAAGTTAAAACATACAAACGAACATTTGAGTTTTGTGGATTAACATAATAAGAAACTACTTTAGCATAAGGTGTAAAGTTACCACTAGCAAATATACCAATAATATCACCATCAACAAATGATCCACTAACGTTTGTCAATTCTAAAACATTAGGTTTACGAACATATTTGTTAACCAAAACACCATCAAAATATGCACTCACATTGGTGTTAACCAACATTCCATAAGTGTTAAATTGTAAAAACTGTTGGCGAATATATGGCAGAATACTAACATCAGTAATGTAACCAGATGTTTCAAGATAACTGGAATTCAACTTATCGTATTTACCCAATACAGTTTTTTGTTGTTGCTCTGTATAAGTTGTTACCTGATTCACTCTCCAGTTTCTTCCAGAAGCAATAACATTATCTGTTGTGGTAGCTACTGTTGTTTTCCAATCACCAACTTGCAACACATTAACTTGATCACTTGCACGATATACTTGTAAATTTGGATCAACAATTAATAAATCGGGAGCTTTTTCAGTATCAACCCAATTGTCCATTGGAGGAGTTAAATCCATTACACCCGAATTTAATGATACAGCAAATGGATTTAAATTAACTGTACGAGAAGCAATCTGTTGAGTGATAACATTGGCTGTCGTGTAAGACAACATAAAGAAATTAGATTTACCAGCAGTGGTAATTTTATAACCTAAATTATTTGCACTAGTGGAATCCAATTGACCCATATTGTATATCAATGATAGTGATTGCAATGGGAAATTTTTAACCACTTGTGCTGCTGTCATTTGTTTTGTTCTGCGGTTAACAGAAACCAAATAATCAGTATTGGAAATATCAGATGCAGCATAACTAGAAAAATCATCTACCAATATACCATTTTTGAATCGGTTCAAACCATTGCCATCAGCAATTTGCAATGATGCAGCACCTTTTTCCAAAGTGTTTAGAGCCGTATAGTATTCAATATTATTAACTCTGCTCTCTAAATCGGAGATATCTCTCATCTGCCAACGTTTATGTTTCACTCTTTCAATTGAAAGATTTGGTAATTTACCTGTTGCTTCACCCGGAATGTAAGCTGTATATGGGTCATGAGTTAAGTTTGCAATAACAAGTGCACCATCAGGCTCACTAGGTGAAATTGGATTTGACGAAGGAGTACCTTGAATAATTTCAAAAGACCTATCTTTAGTTAAAATAAGTTTATCTTTTCTACTCAAGTAATAACCATAATTGGATTCAAATATTGAAAGGTCAACAGGTATATAAGCACCTAAAGCACCTGATCCAGATGCACTCGCTCGAATTGTAAAATTAGGTTGAGCATTAATTAAAGATGGTCTAAAATCCAAACAATCTTTTAATTGATATGGATTACCAGTTGAACTGGTGTAAGAGGGAATTTCAGCATAGTTTTCTGGTGAAGAAGAAATGGGAGCTAAGTATGACATTACACTATAGTAACCATCACCACCAGTTGTTGCATAGTAATCTAGAACCACGAGTAAATTACCTTTAATTGCAGGCTGACCTACACCTAAAGTAATTGTGGCAAAATCATAATGAGAATCTCTTTGACCATTATCAAAAGTAAATCTATTGGTAATATCATAAGATGGATCGGACAACATTGCATCTGTTGGGAATGTTGCTTGTGATTTTGTATCAATAATTTTTACAATTCTTTTTACATCTGTAATGTATAATTTTTGTGGAGATCCTGGATTAACCAATCCTTCCCAAGTAATATACACTTGGCCATTTGTTGTGTCAACATAACTATAACTGTTAACGGATGTTCCAGAAAGATTAACACCAGTTGTATTACCTGTTACTAAATTTTTAGCTTTAATAATATAACTTGTATCGTTGCCGGCTTTGACATAAGCTTTAGCAATGATTGTTCCAGTAAATGCAGTTAAGTCACTGGTTGGTGCTGTAAATGTTGCTGTCGAACCTGCACCAGTAATAGAACAAGTTCTTGATAAAATGTTCCAAGGTACTATTTGACCCGCTCTTAAATCAGCATTTGAACCAGGATTGGTTACAATCACTTGAAAATTTTGTGAAACAGCATCAGCAGATAATGCTCCTGATCCTAAGAAGGATAGAGTAGAAACGGGTGCAGAACCAAAAGTTAATGTTGCAACAATATTTCCACCAGAAATACCAAATGCAACGTTTCTAAACACTTGAGTTGTTAAGTATGATGTGTTGTTTGCATAACTCACATATTGATTGCCTAAGTTAAACAATAACTCAGGCGCATTTGGATTTTGAAGAACGGTATCGGCAAGAACATCATTAGTTGCTTTACTTGATGTATCAATTGTTGCATTTGCTGTAACTGTATATGGTGTTCCAGATGTTGCCTTAACAATGGTTTCTATATCAGTCACATCAAACCTTAATGTAAATTGAGAAGAAGTGGTTGGTGCAACCGTGAAAGGCCTATCAACATAAGCAATTTTGCTAGCGGCATCATAACTAGTAATTACACGAAAATCTCCAGCAGAAGTACCTTTATCAATACTTACAGTTACATTGTAGTAAGCATTTGCCACATTTGAAAATTGATTTGTGCTTGGTAATGTTATGTAAGAATTGTTTGCTGAACCG